CCGGTCGACTCGGCCGGGATGCCGACCGAGGAGCGCGTGCGCGAGGCGCTACGCGACGCCGTGTGCGCACAGGTCGCGTGGTGGGCAGAGACGGGCGACGCCTCGGGCGCGTCCGGTCAGTACACGGCCGTATCCCTCGGTTCCCTGTCCCTCGAGCGGGCGCCCCGCTCGCCCGCGGGCGACGCTCAGGCCGGGCGTGTGGCGCCCGAGGCCGTGCAGACACTCGCGACCGCCGGGCTACTGGCTCAGGCGCCCGGCGCCGTATGAGGGGGTGCGCGTGCGTATCCCTCGGTCGCTGCTACCGCACCGGGTGACGGTGCGCCGCTACCTCGGGACCGGCGCGGCCGGCCCCGTGCTCGGCGATCCGGTCGAGCTACGCGCCTACGTCGAGGACGCCCGGCGCCTGGTGCGCCGCGGCGTCGACGGCGTCGAGGTCGTGAGCGAGACGACCGTGTACCTCGCCCCGCTACCGGCGGGCGAGGAGATCCCGCCCGAGTCCGAGGTCGTGACGCCGACCAGGACGGCGCGCGTGATCACGAGCTCGGTTTTCGATCACCCGCGGGCGCCCTCGCACGTGGCGCTCGCACTCACCTAATCGCCCGCTCGGCCGAGGCCGCGCCCTGGTGCTCGTCGCCGGCTGAGCGCTCAGCAATCAGAAGGGGGGCGCCCGTGGCGCGGTCGTTCTCTATGTCGTGGAACGGTGCCCAGGTCACGAACACCGTGCGCGCCGGGGCCGGTGACGGTTTGCAGCTCGCGGCCGAGCACGTGCGGGGGGCGGCGATCCCACGGACGCCGCTCGATACCGCGGCGCTCAGGAACTCGGCGACGGCGTCGTCGGATGCGGCGAACCTACGCGCGGCCGTCTCGTATGACACTCCGTACGCGGTGCGCCAACACGAGGAGCTCGGGTATCGGCACCGGGACGGCGAGGCGAAATACCTCGAGCGCACCATGTCGGCCGAACAGGCGCGGGTGCGGGCGATCCTCGCCGCGGCGATTCAGAGGCGCACGTGAGTACGCGGGCGCTCCTCGAGGGGCTCGCCGAGCGGCTCGACCAGGCGGGCGCCGGAACCTATCGCGCCGACAGCTCGGCCTACCTGTCGGGCGAGACGGCGATCGTGTTCGGCATCCTGCCGAGCTCGCCCGAGTCGGCAATCGCCATCACGCCGTATGAGTCCCTCGACGACGTCGGGCACGCCGACCGGCTCGTGTCCCTACAGGTGCGCATGCGCTCGCCCGGGCATGACCCGCGGGCCCTATGGGACACCGCCGACCGCGTGTTCGGCGCGCTGCACGACGTCGGCTCGTACACCCTCGGCGGCGTGCGCGTGGCCTGGTCGGCGCGCACCATCACGGCGCCCCTCGGCCTCGACGACAACGGTCGGCACGAACAGGCCGACAGCTACCAATTCCAACTCACGTAAGGACGTACAACCATGCTGCGCTCACTGCTGGCCAAGGATTGGCGCCTCGAGGTCGACACCGGCGACCAGGGAACGCCCGAGTGGACTGTCGTCCGCGGGCTCACGCAGATGTCGGAATCCCTCGACGCCAACGACGAGGACGACAGCACGTTCGACGGCGACGGCTGGTCGAGCTCAGTCGTCACACAGCGGACGTGGTCGCTCGAGTGCGAAGGGCGACGCAAGCGCACCGACGAGACCCAGTTCGCCCCCGACCCCGGACAGGAACACATCCGGCGCGCCGGCCGCGTGGTCGGCATCGGCGCCGACATCGCGGTGCGCTGGTACCGGCGCGACGGCGCCCCCGACGCCTACGAGGGTCGCGCCTCGGTCAAGCTCGGCGGCTCGGGCGGAAGCGTGACCGACCTCGAGCCGTTCAACTTCACTCTCTCCGGCCAGGGGGCGCCGGTCGAGATCCCCAACCCCGCCAACGGTGACGGCGAGGAGGGCGGCGAGGCCCAGGGCCTCGCGACCCTGTCCAGCTTCGACCCCGCAGTCGACCCCGACCACCCCGAGGCGACCACCCGCACCACCAAGAAGGGCAGCAAGTAGCACATGGCCGAATACAGGGAACTCGACAAGTTCCTCGACTCCTCGCTCACGCTCCCCTACCGGGGGCGCAAGTACGAAGTCCCCGACCCCGGATGGGAAAACGTGCTCTGGCTCGAGGGCAAGATGAAGGCGCTCGGGCGCGTTGCTGCGGGGGGCGAGCTCGACGACGCCGACCGCGAGGTACTAAGCGACGCCGACACCGACGCCCTGTTCGAGGTCGCGCTCGGCTCGGCCTATGACGACATGATCGAGGACGGGTGCCCGAGCTCGTTCGTCAAGCACGCCGGGTTGACCGCGGTCATGCATTGGGCTGTCGGCGAAGACCAGGCGGTCGCGTTCTGGGAGTCAGGTGGTGACCCGGAACTCATGGCCGCCTCGACGGGCAACAGGCGCGCCCGTCGGGCGGCCCAGTCGACCCGGAAACAGGGCTCGCGGAGTGGTACGAACCGGAGCCGCCGAGGGGGCCGGCGCTCGCCGAGGTCCTCCGACACTGGTCGCTCGTCGAGCTCTCATTCGCCGAGCACTACCGAATAGACCTCGACGACGAGGCGATCCGGCGCCGTTCGTGGCGCTGGTTTCAAGTGCGCCTGTCCGGCCTGATCACCGCCGAGACGCGCCTACGTCGGGCCCTGTATCCCGACGAGCACAAGAAGCAGCAGAAGACCGGCCGTAGGTAGTACGGCGCCCGTGCGGCGCCCTCGAGCACATGATCGGGGGTGCCGTTGTGGCGTTGACTATCGGCGAGCTCGTCGGATTCCTGCGCGTCGACGCGACCCAATGGGACCAGGGACTCAGTCGCGCCCGGCGCGGATTCGAGGACGTCGGTACGCGCGTTTCGCGCGTGGGCGATTCCATGGCGGGCGTCGGGCAGACGCTCACGACCAACGTGTCTTTGCCGCTCGCGGCGACCGCGGGCGCCGCCCTGAAAATGGGTGGCGACTTCGAAGCGAGCATGAACCGCGTCAAGGCGGTTTCGGGCGCGACTGGTGAGCAGTTCGACCAGCTATCCGGGCTCGCTAAAGAGCTCGGCGCCACGACCCAGTTCTCGGCCAGCGAAGCGGCCGAGGGCATGGGATTTCTGGCAATGGCTGGTTTCGAGACCGAAGAAATCATGTCGGCATTGCCGGGTGTTCTCGACCTTGCTGCGGCTGGTGCGATCGACCTCGGCACAGCGGCCGATATCGCGTCGAACGTGTTGTCGGGGTATGCGCTCGAGGTCGACGAGCTCGGCCGAGTAAACGATGTTCTGGCGAAAACGTTCACGTCGACCAATGTCGACATGAACATGTTGGGCGAGTCATTTAAATATGTTGGCCCGGTCGCCGCCTCGGCTGGTCTTTCTTTCGAGGAAACGTCGGCCGCTATTGGCATGCTCGGAAATGCGGGCATTCAGGGTTCCGAGGCCGGTACGGCGCTACGTGGCTCTATCGCCCGCCTGCTTTCACCGACGGCCGAGGTAACCTCGCGCCTCGACGAGCTCGGCGTATCGGTCACCGACTCACACGGGAACCTGCTTCCCCTGGTCGATATCGTCGGGCAGCTCGAGGACGTCGGCGCCTCGACGGCCGACATGATGACGATTTTCGGCGTCGAGGCCGGGCCCGCAATGCAGGCGCTCGTTTCCCAGGGCGCCGACGCGCTCGGCGATCTCACGGGCGAATTGGAAACCTCAGGCGGGACCGCGGCCGATATCGCCGCAACCCAAATGGAGGGTTTCAACGGCTCCATGAAGGAGCTGAAAGCGGCTTTCGAGGCGCTGATGATCGCCATTGCCGAGTCTGGATTGTTGGAATGGGCGACGAGTCTCGCCGAGCGGCTCACGGTGCTTGTGCAGAACATGAGCGCGACCGACTCGTCGTTTCTGGCGACCGCCTCGGCCGTTGGCCTGGTCGTCGCCGCGGTCGGTCCGCTGCTGATGGTCGCTGGCCGCGTGGTTTCCCTGTTCGGGGCCCTCGGCCTGGTCTCAGGCGGGGGCGCCCGGCTCGCCCGCTCGCTCGCCGACCCGAACTCGGCACTTCGCACGCTCGCCCTGGTCGCGCGTCACCCCATCGGGGCACTCGGCGCCCTCGGGACCGTCGCGAGTAACAGCATGGCGAACTTCTCGCGGGGCGCCCGGGGCGGCTCGGTCGCCGCGGGTGGGCTCGCCGGGTCCATGGGCACGCTCGGGAAAGTCGCGCGTGGCGTCGGTACGGCGTTCCGCGTGATGGGCGCCGCCCTGATGGCGAACCCGATCGGGCTCGTTATTGGGCTCGTCGCGCTCCTGATTGCTGGCCTGGTGTGGGCGTACAACGAGGTCGAGTGGTTTCGGGATGGCGTCGACGCCGCACTCGCCGCGGTCGCCGAGTTCTTCCAACCGGTCATTGACACTGTCCAGCTATTCCTAGCTGTTCTGCGGGGCGAGGGGGGCGAGTCCGACCTACCGTGGGCAGGCGCCGTGATCGACGCCGCCGAGGCGGTGCGCGCCGCTATCGGCGAGGTCGTCGGGTTCTTTCAAGAGCAGTGGGCGAAAATCCAGGAATCGGGCGCCGAGATTTGGGGCATGCTCGAGGAGCCGGTCATGTCGTTCGTGACCTCGGCGCGCGAATCCGTCGGCGGTTTGGTCTCCTCGCTCTCGGGCAGTTTCGAGGGTGTCAAGGAAACCGTGTCGGGTGCTTTGAGCGCCATTTCGGCTTTCTGGGATGAACACGGCGCGACCGTGATTGCATTCGTGGGAATTTGGTTCGGCTATTTGCAGGGAATATTTTCCGGGGCGCTGCAAATCATCGGCGGTATCATCAGCGGAGCCTGGACCATTATTTCTAGCATTTTCTCGGGTGCGCTCGATATCATCCTCGGGCTTGTGAAATTCTTCATCGGGATTTTCACCGGGGATTGGCAAGGCACGCTTGACGGGCTGATGCAGATTATCGGCGGAGCCTGGACGATTATTTCCGGGATTTTCTCCGGCGCCCTCCAGATGATCCAGGGAATTTTGTCCGGCGTGCTCACGTGGATTCAGGCTCTGTGGTCGGCCGCGTGGGCAACCGTCGGCGGAATCGTCTCCTCGGCCTGGTCGCGAATCACCGGGTTCGTGTCGAGCGGCGTCGCGAATGTACGGTCGTTCATTTCACGACTCGCCGCAATCCCCGGGCAGGTCGCCGGGTATTTCTCGGAAATGTACAACCGGGCGCGCGACCGTGTGTCGTCGCTCGTGTCCTACGTCCGGGGCTTGCCCGGGCGTATCCGTAGCGCAATCGGCAACGCCCGAACCATTCTTTTGCAGGCAGGAAAGAACATCATTAACGGCCTGATCAGCGGAATTAAAAGCATGTTCGGCAATATCCGGTCAACGATGGGGGACGCTGTCCAGAACATCAAGGACTACCTTCCCTGGTCACCCGCGAAACGCGGCCCTTTGGCCGGTCGGGGGTCGCCGATCATCGGTGGCGCGAACATCGCTCGCCAACTGGCCGAGGGTCTGCGGCGCACGGGCCCGGTCGAGGACGCCATGGGCGATCTCGCCGAGCTCGCAACGCGCATGCCCGTCGCTCGGGTGCCCATGTCGCCCGAGGTCGCCCGCTACGCCTCGGCCGAGGCCGGTCGGGGCGACTCCTCGCGCGGCGTGAACATCACGGTCAACAACCAGTACCCGCGCGACGAACCGTCGAGCACGACCGTCAATCGGTCATTGCAGTACGCGGGCGCGCTCGGGATTTGGGGGTGACGCTGTGCCGACCTACGTCGTCGACGAGACGCCGCTCGACCATCCCGCGGGATGCTGGCGGCTCCTCGCCGGAACACAGCGGCGCCCCCTACCGGGCGTGCGCTCGGTCGAGGTGTCGGTTCCTGGCGTACCGGGCGAGCTCGGCGTCGTCGGCGAGGAGGTAGAGCCGATCACGCTCGGGCTCACGCTCGGCGTGTACGGGCGTGATGCGCGCGGCGCCCCGGGTGGGCGCCGCGCCCTCGAGGACAACCTCGAGGCGCTCGCGAGCGTGTTCGACTCCTCGCGGCGTCTCCTCGACGTGCGGTGGCGCGTCGACGAGCTCGTCGAACGGCAGGCATGGGGAAAGGTCGTCGCCGCCTCGGAACCCGAGGTGTTCAACTCGGCCGCCTACGCGCGGTTGTCGGTGGTGCTACGCATCCCCGGCGCCTACTGGCGAGACGTGCCCGAGGAGGTGTCGACCTGGTCGGCACGCTCGCCGACTCCTCGGCGCCGTGCGCCGACGCGCTGTTCGCCCTCGACGCCGGGCCCATGGATCATCCGTACGTCGTCGACCAGGCCACGGGCGCCCGGCTCACGTACGCGGGCACGCTCACCGGCTCGCAACGCCTGGTGATCGACTGCGGGCGCATGCGCGCGGCCCTGGTCGCCCCGGGCGAGTGGGACGTCGAGACGGGGGCGAACGTGACCGGTCGCGTCGACGTGGTTGGGCCCGGTTCCGACCGAGGGTGGCTCGCGCTCGTGCCGGCCTACGCCTACGGCGACCCGCACGCCCGGGATGTGCGCATCACTGCGGGCGCCGTCTCGGCCGCCGAGGGCGCCGAGCTTTCGATTCGAGCGAGGAGGGCTTACCGGTGACCCTGCTCCTGCGCCTGGTCGCGTACGCGCCGAACGGGGCGCGCCTCGGCGTACTTCCGCACCCGCTCGACGCCGACGTCGGGTGGCCACTGAACGACCTACCGTCGCTGAAACTGACGTACTCGCGTCTCGCCCGTGGCGCCGAGCTCCTCGCCGAACCGGTCGAGGTCGCCGTCGAGCTGAGCGACGGGACCGTATGGGCTGAGCCGCCCGACGGCCGGTTCCTGCGGATTGCTCGCTCGGGCGACCTGGTCGACCGCACCGGCCGAGCGTCGTTCGACTTGCCCGGGTATGGGTGGCAGCTCCGGAAACTCCGGCTCTACCCGCCCGGTGATTCGGCCGACCTGGTCGACGGCAAACGGCCGTTTCTGTCGGCGACCGCCGGACGGATCGTGAACACCTGGATTGCCGAGGGGCACCAGCGGGGCGCACTGCCCGGGCTCGAGGTCGATTTCGACACGGCGACCGACTCCTCGGGCGCGCCCTGGTCGAAAATCCTCACGATCTACTACTCGCCGGGCATGGACCTACTGACCGTGCTCGGCAACCTCGCCGACCAAGGCGTCGTCGACTGGCGTATGAACGGGCGCGTCTTGCAGGTGTTCAACGGCGACGCCGCACTCGCGCGTGATCTGGCCTCGGGCCCGTCGCCGGTCGCGCTCAGGCTCGGCCGAGACGTGACCGAGGCGCCCGTCGAGGGCACCCTCGAGGACGCCGCCTCGGCCGTGTTCGTCGAGGGCGAGGAGGGATTCACGCTCGAGCTCGTCAACGCCGACGCCGTCACCCCGTGGGGACGGTGGGAGGACTACATCACTCAGGGCGGGGTGTCCGACGAGGGAACCGCGCGCCTGCTGGCCGGGGCGCGACTCGAGCAGGGCTCACGCGAGCGCGTGCAGCTCACGCGCGGGATCGCCCTGGACACGGCCGAGTTCTACCCGTGGCGCGACTACCGGCCGGGCGATCACGT